CGAGTGGAGGATTTGAACTGGTTAACTATACAACAGGTGATATTTTTAAGTACAACAAAAGTATAGATAAAAACACTGATTTTGTTTTAGATGGTGTGTATGCATATCGAGATATAAATAGAGTGGGAATTGATACAAATAGAGGCATTATAACATTAGCGCCAGGTAAAAATGAATTTAAGATTAAAGGAGACGTCAGTGATATTAAAACTACATTTAAGTTTCCTTTTATTTATAGGTAGGTGATTTAATGGATTATCATGATCATTTATCAGTAATGGATTTTAATGAATTGATTTGTGAAAATTTACTAGATGTAGATTATGGTTCTTTTAAAGAATATTATGAACTGAATGAAGCTAGGTACATCACCTTTACAGTTTATAGAACTACTCATAATAGTTTTGTTTTTGATTTATTGATTTGTGAAAACTTCATAATTTATCATGGTGAAAAATATACAATTAAGCAGACAGCGCCAAAGGTTGAAGGTGATAAAGTTTTTATTGAAGTTACGGCATATCACATAATGTATGAATTTCAAAATCACTCAGTGGAATCAAATAAGCTTGATGACGACAGTAGCGAAACTGGTAAAACGCCAGAATACTCTTTAGATGAGTACTTAAGATATGGATTTGCAAATCAAAAAACTTCGGTCAAAATGACCTATAAAATAATTGGAGATTTTAAGCGAAAAGTACCGATTGACGAATTAGGTAACAAAAACGGCTTAGAATACTGTAAAGAAGCGGTAGACCTGTTTGGCTGTATAATTTACCCAAATGATACAGAGATTGGTTTTTATTCTCCTGAAACATTTTATCAAAGAAGCGAGAAAGTGATTCGATATCAATATAATACTGATACTGTATCTGCAACTGTCAGTACATTGGAATTAAGAACAGCTATAAAAGTTTTTGGAAAAAAGTATACAGCTGAGGAAAAGAAAAATTATAATCCTATTAGAACAACTGACATTAAATATTCAAATGGTTTTATAAAAGAAGGTACTTATCGTACCGAAACAATTGGGTCTAAAGCTACTATTAACTTTGATTGCAAGTATGGTAATGAAACAGTTAGATTTACAATAAAAAAGGGCTCTCAAGGTGGAATATATAAGTTGATTTTAGACGGCAAACAAATTAAGCAAATTTCTTGCTTTGCTAAGTCAGTTCAGTCTGAAACAATAGATTTAATAAAAAATATTGATAAAGGCAAGCACGTTTTAGAAATGATATTTTTAGGAGAAGACCCCAAAAATAGAATTGATATATCTTCAAATAAAAAAGCTAAGCCTTGTATGTATGTTGGAACTGAAAAATCAACAGTCTTAAATTTAATTGCTGATAATTCAGGTCGCAATCAATACAAAGCAATTGCCGACTACGTCGCAGATAGTGCAAAGCAGTTTGGGATTCGATATGCTAATACGCAAACAAATGAAGATATCGAAACACAGGATAAGCTGTTAGAATTTGCAAAAAAGCAAATAAATGATACTCCTAAGACTGAATTAGATGTTAACTATATAGGTTATGAAAAAATAGAGCCAAGAGATAGCGTATTTTTTGTTCATGAATTAATGGGATATAACACTGAATTAAAGGTTGTTAAACTTGATAGGTCACATCCATTTGTAAACGCAATAGATGAAGTGTCTTTCAGCAATGAAATAAAAGATATGGTACAAATTCAACAAGCACTTAACAGACGAGTTATTGCACAAGATAATAGATATAACTATCAAGCAAATCGTATAAATCATTTATACACTAGTACTTTGAATTCTCCTTTCGAGACAATGGATATAGGGAGTGTATTAATATAATGGCAACAGAAGAAGTTAAAATCAAAGCGCTACTTGAAAACGATAAACAGTACTTTCCAGCTACACACTGGAAAGCTATAAATGGGATACCTTATGCAGGCAGTAGTGATATTGATGGATTGCCTCAAGACGGTATCATTTCGGTAGATGATAAAAATAAATTAGATAAATTAAAAATAGGCGAAGCAGGAATTATTCAAAATAGCATTGTACAGAAATCCCCAAACGGTAAATTGTGGAAAATAACAGTTGACGATAGTGGGAAACTTGGTACAGTGCTATTTTATTAGAAAGGAAGGTGCATTATGGAAAATTTGTATTTAATAAAGGATTTGGGAGCTTTAGCAGGTCGAGATTATAGAGCTAAAGAAATTCAAAACCTGCAAAGAATAGAGCAATTTGGGCTTGGCTTGACAACAGAGTTTAAGTTGCATCAGAAAGCTAAAACAATGCAACACTTCGCTGAGCAAATTTATTATAATGGTAGATCGCAAGCAGCAGTAAACAAATCTTTACAAAGTCAAATTAACGCACTTGTTGTGGCACCACGTAATAACAGTGCTAATGAGATTGTTCAAGCTCGAGTTAATGTAAACGGCGAAACCTTTGACACATTAAAAGAACATTTAGACGATTGGGAAACCAAAACTCAAATTAATAAAGAGGAAACTATAAGAGAATTAAATAAGACCAAACAAGAAATTCTTGATATCGAGTATTGTTTTGAACCTGATAAGCAAGAGTTTTTATTTGTGACAGAACTTGCACCTCTTACAAATGCAGTAATGCAATCCTTCTGGTTTGATAATAGAACAGGCATAGTATACATGACACAAGCTAGAAATAATGGCTATATGCTAAGTCGTTTAAGACCTAATGGTCAATTTATAGACAGCTCATTGATTGTAGGTGGGGGTCATGGTACACATAACGGTTATAGATATATTGATGATGAGTTATGGATTTATAGTTTTATCTTAAATGGTAATAATGAGAATACATTAGTTCGTTTCAAGTATACGCCTAATGTGGAAATTAGCTATGGCAAGTATGGTATGCAAGATGTATTTACAGGACACCCAGAAAAACCCTACATCACCCCTGTCATAAATGAAAAAGAAAATAAAATTCTATACAGAATTGAGAGACCTAGAAGTCAGTGGGAACTTGAAAACTCAATGAATTATATAGAGATAAGAAGTTTAGACGATGTTGATAAAAATATTGATAAAGTTTTGCATAAAATCAGTATCCCTATGAGACTAACAAACGAAACCCAACCAATGCAGGGTGTGACTTTTGATGAAAAATACTTGTATTGGTATACAGGAGACAGTAATCCAAATAATAGAAACTATTTAACGGCTTTCGATTTAGAAACAGGAGAAGAAGCGTATCAGGTTAATGCTGACTATGGTGGAACACTAGATTCATTTCCTGGCGAATTTGCGGAAGCAGAAGGTTTGCAAATATACTATGACAAAGATAGTGGTAAAAAAGCTTTGATGCTAGGTGTTACTGTCGGCGGTGATGGAAATAGAACACATCGTATTTTCATGATTGGGCAAAGAGGTATTTTAGAAATACTTCACTCAAGAGGCGTTCCTTTTATCATGAGTGACACAGGTGGTAGAGTTAAACCTTTACCAATGAGGCCTGATAAACTTAAGAATCTTGGGATGTTAACAGAGCCAGGTCTTTACTATTTATACACTGATCATACAGTTCAAATCGATGATTTCCCATTACCAAGAGAATGGCGTGATGCAGGTTGGTTCTTGGAAGTTAAGCCACCACAAACTGGCGGTGATGTAATTCAGATATTGACGCGTAATAGTTATGCAAGGAATATGATGACTTTTGAAAGGGTGCTTTCTGGAAGAACTGGAGACATTTCGGACTGGAATTATGTGCCTAAAAATAGTGGTAAATGGGAGAGAGTACCTTCATTCATCACAAAAATGTCAGATATTAACATAGTAGGCATGTCGTTTTATTTAACTACGGATGATACAAAACGTTTTACAGATTTTCCAACTGAACGTAAAGGGGTAGCTGGTTGGAACTTATATGTAGAAGCTTCAAACACAGGTGGCTTTGTTCATAGGCTAGTTCGTAATAGTGTTACAGCATCTGCTGAGATACTATTGAAAAATTATGATAGTAAAACAAGTTCAGGGCCATGGACTTTACACGAAGGGAGAATTATAAGTTAATGAGTAATTTAGAGAAATCTGTAGCTATAAATTTAGAAAACACAGCGCATTATGAAAATATTTCAAATCTAGATATAACTTTTAGAACAGGAGAGAGTGATTCTTCTGTTCTTCTTTTTAATATCATTAAAAATAATCAACCGTTATTACTGAGTGAAGAAAATATCAAAGCACGAATAGCGATTCGAGGTAAAGGAGTCATGGTAGTTGCTCCACTAGAAATATTAGATCCATTTAAAGGTATTTTAAAATTTCAATTACCTAATGATGTAATTAAAAGAGATGGAAGTTATCAAGCTCAAGTTTCGGTTGCAGAATTAGGTAATTCAGACGTGGTAGTTGTAGAGAGAACTATCACATTTAACGTTGAAAAAAGTTTGTTTAGCAAGATTCCCTCTGAAACAAAACTACACTATATTGTTGAGTTTCAAGAATTAGAAAAAACTATTATGGATCGCGCGAAAGCAATGGACGAGGCTATAAAAAATGGTGAGGATTATGCGAGTCTGATTGAAAAAGCTAAAGAAAAAGGTCTATCAGATATTCAAATAGCAAAATCTTCAAGTATTGATGAATTAAAGCAACTTGCTAATAGCCGTATATCTGATTTGGAAAATAAAGCGCAAGCATATTCAAGAACATTCGATGAGCAAAAGCGATATATGGATGAGAAACATGAAGCCTTCAAGCAGTCAGTGAATAGTGGTGGTTTAGTCACAAGTGGTTCTACTTCAAATTGGCAAAAAGCTAAGATTACTAAAGATGATGGTAAGATAATGCAGATTACTGGATTTGATTTTAATAATCCAGAACAAAGAATAGGTGATTCAACCCAATTTATTTATGTTTCGCAAGCTATAAATTATCCAAGAGATGTTAGTACTAACGGTACTGTCGAATATTTAGTAGTAACTTCAGATTACAAGCGTATGACTTATCGACCGAACGGTACAAATAAAGTGTTTGTTAAAAGAAAAGAAGCGGGTTCATGGTCTGAGTGGTCAGAATTAGCTATTAATGATTACAATACACCTTTTGAAACTGTTCAAAGTGCCCAATCAAAAGCTAATATGGCCGAAAGTAACGCTAAATTATACGCAGATGACAAGTTTAATAAAAGGTATTCGGTTATTTTTGATGGAACAGCAAATGGTGTGGGCTCTACATTGTACTTAAATGAGAGTTTAGACCAATTTATTTTATTAATTTTTTATGGGACTTTTCCAGGTGGTGACTTTACAGAGTTTGGCAGTCCTTTTGGAGGAGGAAAGATTTCATTGAATCCCTCAAATCTTCCAGATGGTGATGGAAATGGTGGAGGTGTTTATGAGTTTGGATTAACTAAATCTAGTCGTACATCTTTAACTATATCAAACGATGTCTATTTCGACTTAGGAAGTCAAAGAGGCTCTGGTGCGAACGCAAATAGAGGGACAATTAACAAAATTATAGGAGTGAGAAAATAATGCAAATATTAGTTAACAAGCGTAATGAGATAATTTCATACGCTATCATTGGTGGCTTTGAAGAAGGTATTGATATTGAAAATTTACCAGAAAATTTCTCTCAAGTTTTTAGACCTAAAGCCTTTAAATATTCAAATGGGGAAATAGTTTTTAACGAAGATTATTCAGAAGAAAAAGATGACTTGCATCAACAGATTGACAGTGAAGAACAAAACACAGTCGCTTCTGATGACATCTTACGAAAAATGGTTGCTAGTATGCAGAAACAAGTTGTTCAAAGTACAAAGTTATCGATGCAAGTTAATAAGCAAAATGCACTAATGGCAAAACAACTTGTGACACTTAATAAAAAATTAGAAGAGGTTAAAGGAGAGACTGAAAATGCTTAAATTAATTTCACCAACATTCGAAGATATTAAAACATGGTATCAATTGAAAGAATATAGTAAAGAAGATATAGCGTGGTATGTAGATATGGAAGTTATAGATAAAGAGGAATATGCAATTATTACAGGAGAAAAGTATCCAGAAAATCTAGAGTCATAGGTTATAATCTTATGGCTTTTTAATTTGAATAAAGTGGGTGGTGTAATGTTTGGATTTACCAAACGACACGAACAAGATTGGCGTTTAACGCGATTAGAAGAAAATGATAAGACTATGTTTGAAAAATTCGACAGAATAGAAGACAGTCTGAGAACGCAAGAAAAAATTTATGACAAGTTAGATAGAAATTTCGAAGAACTAAGGCGTGACAAAGAAGAAGATGAAAAAAATAAAGAGAAAAATGCTAAAAATATTAGAGACATCAAGATGTGGATTCTAGGATTAATAGGGACGATTCTAAGTACATTTGTTATAGCCTTGTTAAAAACTATTTTTGGCATTTAAAGGAGGTGATCACCATGCTTAAGGGAATTTTAGGATATAGCTTTTGGTCGTGTTTCTGGTTTGGTAAGTGTAAGTAATATTTAAGAGTCAGTGCTTCGGCACTGGCTTTTTATTTTGGAAAAAAGGAGCAAACAAATGGATGCAAAAGTAATAACAAGATACATCGTATTGATCTTAGCATTAGTAAATCAATTCTTAGCGAATAAAGGTATAAGTCCGATACCAGTAGATGAAGAAAGTGTTTCATCGATTATCTTAACAGTTGTTGCTTTATATACTACATATAAAGATAATCCAACATCTCAAGAAGGGAAATGGGCGAATCAAAAATTAAAGAAATATAAAGCTGAAAACAAGTATAGAAAAGCAACAGGGCAAGCGCCAATTAAAGAAGTAATGACACCTACGAATATGAACGACACAAATGATTTAGGGTAGGTGGTTGATATATGTTAATGACAAAAAATCAAGCAGAAAAATGGTTTGACAATTCATTAGGGAAACAATTCAACCCAGATGGTTGGTATGGATTTCAGTGTTATGATTACGCCAATATGTTCTTTATGTTAGCGACAGGCGAAAGGCTGCAAGGTTTATATGCTTATAATATCCCGTTTGATAATAAAGCAAAGATTGAAAAATATGGTCAAATAATTAAAAACTATGACAGCTTTTTACCGCAAAAGTTGGATATTGTCGTTTTCCCGTCAAAGTATGGTGGCGGAGCTGGACACGTTGAAATTGTTGAGAGCGCAAATTTAAATACTTTCACATCATTTGGTCAAAACTGGAACGGTAAAGGTTGGACTAATGGCGTTGCGCAACCTGGTTGGGGTCCTGAAACTGTGACAAGACATGTTCATTATTATGACAATCCAATGTATTTTATTAGGTTAAACTTCCCTAACAACTTAAGCGTTGGCAATAAAGCTAAAAGCGTTATTAAGCAAGCAACTGCCAAAAAGCAAGCAGTAATTAAACCTAAAAAAATTATGCTTGTAGCCGGTCATGGTTATAACGATCCTGGAGCAGTCGGAAACGGAACAAATGAACGTGATTTTATCCGTAAATATATAACACCAAATATCGCTAAGTATTTAAGACATGCAGGTCACGAAGTTGCATTATACGGTGGCTCAAGTCAATCACAAGATATGTATCAAGATACTGCATACGGTGTTAATGTAGGCAATAAAAAAGATTATGGCTTATATTGGGTTAAATCACAGGGGTATGACATTGTTCTAGAAATACATTTAGACGCAGCAGGAGAAAGCGCAAGTGGTGGGCATGTTATTATCTCAAGTCAATTCAATGCAGATACTATTGATAAAAGTATACAAGACGTTATTAAAAATAACTTAGGACAAATAAGAGGTGTGACACCTCGTAATGATTTACTGAACGTTAATGTATCAGCAGAAATAAATATAAATTATCGTTTATCTGAATTAGGTTTTATTACTAATAAAAATGATATGGATTGGATTAAGAAAAACTATGACTTGTATTCTAAATTAATAGCCGGTGCGATTCATGGTAAGCCTATAGGTGGTTTGGTAGCTGGTAATGTTAAAACATCAGCTAAAAACCAAAAAAATCCACCAGTGCCAGCAGGTTATACACTCGATAAGAATAATGTCCCTTATAAAAAAGAACAAGGCAATTACACAGTAGCTAATGTTAAAGGTAATAATGTAAGAGACGGTTATTCAACTAATTCAAGAATTACAGGGGTATTACCCAACAACACAACAATTACGTATGACGGTGCATATTGTATTAATGGTTATAGATGGATTACTTATATTGCTAATAGTGGACAACGTCGTTATATAGCGACAGGAGAGGTAGACAAGGCAGGTAATAGAATAAGTAGTTTTGGTAAGTTTAGCACGATTTAGTATTTACTTAGAATAAAAATTTTGCTACATTAATTATAGGGAATCTTACAGTTATTAAATAACTATTTGGATGGATGTTAATATTCCTATACACTTTTTAACATTTCTCTCAAGATTTAAATGTAGATAACAGGCAGGTACTTCGGTACTTGCCTATTTTTTTATGTTATAGCTAGCCTTCGGGCTAGTTTTTTGTTATGATGTGTTACACATGCATCAACTATTTACATCTATCCTTGTTCACCCAAGCATGTCACTGGGTGTTTTTTCCTTGCGATAGAGAGCATAGTTTTCATACTACTCCCCGTAGTATATATGACTTTAGCATTCCCGTATAACAGTTTACGGGGTGCTTTTTATGTTATACTTACTTTTATATAGTAGGAGTGAACTATATAGCCGGGCAGAGGCCATGTATCTGACTGTTGGTCCCACAGGAGACATCTTCCTTGTCATCACTCGATACATATATCTTAACAACATAGAAATGTTACATTCGCTACAACCGTATCTTAATCGATACGGTTATATTTATTCCCCTACAACCAACAAAACCACAGATCCTATTAATTTAGGATTGTGGTTATTTTTTGCGTTTTTTCGGGGCGAAAAAAGGGCAGATTATTTGAAAAAGGGCAAACGCTTGTGGAAAATCTAAAAGGTTAAAAATGACAAAAACCTTGATACAACAGTGTTTTTGGACGCTCGTGTACGTTAGAGAATGACCACTTTACCATCACATTATGATGATATGTTTATTTTAAACACACAAGCTCATGCACGTCTTGATCAAATGGCACAACAGTTTGAAGTTGTTTGTAATGGCTTGAACGAAAATGAAGGACAAGCAATTCAAACGATGGATCAATCTGCCTCTCTAATACGGTCAAACTTAATTCAAGTTAAAGAACAATTAGAAAAACTAGCTGTATACTAAGTAATTTATTAAATGCTACTTGTTTTCTTTGAGAATAAGTAGTTTTTTTAACATAAAAGTTTTACAAACACATAAATGGGTGATGAGCTATGTTTAAAAGAACAAAACTAATCTTAATAGCAACGATACTACTATCAGGATGTTCAACTACCAATAACGAATCCAACAATGAAACAAAATCAGTGCCAGAAGAAATGGAAGCTTCAAAATATGTAGGACAAGGCTTCCAACCACCTGCAGAAAAAGATGCGATTGAATTTTCGAAGAAGCATAAAGATAAAATTGCTAAACGTGGCGAACAATTTTTTATGGATAACTTTGGACTAAAAGTTAAAGCTACAAATGTTGTAGGTAGTGGCGACGGTGTAGAAGTATTCGTGCATTGTGATGACCACGACATCGTATTTAATGCAAGTATTCCATTTGACAAATCAATAATTGAGAGTGATAGCTCATTAAGAAGTGAGGATAAAGGCGATGATATGAGTACTTTAGTTGGTACAGTGTTGAGTGGCTTTGAATATCGAGCGCAAAAAGAAAAGTATGATAATTTATATAAATTTTTAAAAGAAAATGAAAAGAAATACCAATATACAGGATTTACTAAAGAGGCAATTAACAAAACACAAAATAGTGGATATGAAAATGAATATTTTTATATAGTTGCTAATATACCGACGCTCCAAGAATATAGGAAATATTACGAACCCCTAATAAAGAAAAATAATCTGAATTTTAAAAAAGGTATGAAACAAGCAAGGAAAGGAGTAGGCTATAAAGCTGCAATAGAAGTACATACAACATTGTTTTCGAGAAGTAGTAACTTTTCAAAGGACAAAAAATTAGATGATGTTTTAGATTTGTCTGAAAGTACGAAAAAGTTACACCTTAATTTTGAAAATACGAAAATATTTTTACAACTAGCAAAATCTACTATTAGCACTAATCGAGTTAATTACAGTGATAATGAGTCTATAAGGATTGAGGTCGAATGACTTGAAATCAGCTAATTTCTCTATATTCTAAACAAACACATAAATGGGAGATGGGCTATGTTTAAAAGAATTAAACTAATCTTAATAGCAACGATAATACTATCAGGATGTTCAACTACCAATAACGAATCCAACAAT